GCCCGCGAACTGATGCACCTTAACGCTTATGCGAGGGAGCTAGGTTTCGCCGGTTACCGGCAAGCTAAGCGAATGGGCATTCGGGACAATAGTATGCATCCCGTCTGCCACGGCCTCCGCGAGGTGGCCGAGCGCCGTCTGACGATTGGCGTGGGTCTCCGGCTATTCGACGTTAGTGTCGAGCTCTTTGCCGGCAAGAGGCTCGCAACCGCTTCACACGGCACATACCCGCAGATCGTTACTGCGGATGCGGCGCGTCTGACGGACGCCGCCTACCCGCCGCCCCACCGCTGCCTCTGCAACTTCCCAGCAACCTGTGAGAAGTGTAAGCCGCGGCCCGGGTCGACGGTATTGGTGGTGGACGTTTACGCGCTGAAGGGCGACGAAGTCGAGGCCTATCTTCGGGAGCATCAGGTGTCACTGCTGTCCTTGCAGTGGTTGCACCCTAGCGACCAAGTAGGCTATCTGGGCGGCAGTGAGATGTACTGCACCAGACTGACTGACGCAATGTACGGCTACACCGTCCCGGCAGGGTTCGGCGACGCCGCTGCGCCCACCGTCGCCGCCCACCGACTCACGCGCGAAGCGTGCGCCGACAGTCATCTGGCCGCCGCCCCCTACTCGATCTTGTTTGACGAGTATATTCATGGGCGCTGGCTGGAGACCTTCGGGGCCGGCGTCAGCATCACTGACGTCTACGAACTCACCGACCCGTTGAATCCGGATCGAGCTGTTTACACGCTCGTCCGCATCGAGCCGGTCGCCCACATCTGCCTCGCCCCGGCGATGTCGGCGATAGACCGCGAAGCCCTGAAGGTCGCGGCCTATACCCCCGAGCAGCAGCGGGGGACGTTATTGCGCACTCTCGTCAACGCAGAGCTGGTTACTCTGGAGAATGCCCATGAAGTCGTCGAGGGCCTGGTCAGGGACCTCGCGACGCGCGCACGCGTCGCGCGCAGCCGCCATACGCCGTTAGACTCTGTCACGGTGGCAATGTCGGCGAAACTGCAGAAGGACGCCAGCCTCACCAGCCGGCTGCCGCTTCTGACTTACGCCTGGCTGCGGTTCGTATCGCTGCCGCTGCGCCTCCGCCTTATGGCGTGCCTCGTCCTCTTCATCGTCAGCAACGTGTTGCTGTGCGTCAACTGGACAGGCACGCTGGCGCCGGCGCTGTCGGCCGCCTCCGCGGCGGCCTGGCGCTGGCCGGCGGGCTTTGGCCTTGCCGGCCTGTTCATCGTGTTTGCGCTCGTATGCGCACGCGCGGTGACGATATGACGGGCCCCGCGGGCCTACATCCGTGCCATTAACTCGAGTATACCCGAAGGCACGGTGTACGCCCGCGAGGGCGTTGTCATCTGGCGGGCCGGTGAGGCCTACCAGCAATTACCCCGTGTGGCCGGTTACCACATTGGGCCACAGTTAAACGCTGACCCGGTCATATGGGAGCCGAAACATCCCAATAGCGTTGAACAGGCACTGTCCCGCAACTTATGCCAGCCCGCAGAGTATTCTGCGGATCTTTCTCGGGTAATTGCCTCGTTCAACGCTGCCCTTGTCACTGAAGGCGCCGACGCCTTGGGCGTCCGACCGTGCAAGGCGGTAGGCCAGGAGGAGGCCTACTTCGTTGAGGCGCAGCGCGCCAATCGAAGCAAATATATCTCCTACTTAGCAGCCTATCTGCAGATA